GACTCTACTAACAACACAGGTGATGTGGTTGATAGAAACGAATTCCGTGCAGATATATTCATTAAACCTAACAGAGCAATCAACTTCATTACTCTTACATTTGTTGCTAGTAAATCAAGTGTAGACTTTAGTGAAATTGGTGGCTAAATATAAAAAAGGAGAAATAAAACATGGCTAATATTGCTGACTTTAAAGCGAACATGACTGGTGGTGGAGCTCGTCCCAATCAGTTCCGTGTTGACTTACAATTTCCTTCTTATGTCACTGGTGGAAGAGTTGCTGCTGTACAAGGACAATTTCTTTGCAAAGCTGCACAATTACCAGCTAGTACATTAGAAAATTTGCCGATCCAATATAGAGGTCGTGCTGTAAACTTTGCTGCGGAAAGAACTTTTGCTCCGTGGACTATTACAGTTTACAATGACACTGACTTCGGTATTAGAAACGCAATCGAAAGATGGCAAAATGGTATCCAAGAGTATGCGACTACAGAAGGTCGTACTAACCCTGCGGATTACCAAGCTGACTTACTTGTAACCCAACTAGATAGAAATGGTGCTGGAGTAAAACAATATAAATTTGTTGATGCTTTCCCTCTATCAATTGGTATCGTACAGTTAGACTACGACACAACAAATGCAATCGAAACATTTGATGTAGAGTGGCAGTACAACTTCTTTACAAGTAATACAAGCGAAAGTGGTGGATTAGGAGTTAATGTTTCAATAGATACACCTATTGGATCTTTCCCAATCAACATTTAATTATTAATAAAGGTGAATAAATTATGGCTGAATTTTTCGGTTTCGAAATTACACGGAAGAGGAATAGAGAACCTTTAACACCTGTTGCCCCATCACGAGATGATGGGTCTACAGTACTGACTGATGTTAGTGCCTATTATGGTGTTACACTCGACCTTGATAATTCGATAAGAAGTGAAAATGCTTTAATCAAAAGATATCGTGAAGTCTCGCAGTACCCAGATTGTGATGGTGCGATAGAAGATATAACTAATGAAGCAATCACAATACAAGATGATGCACCTAGTGTAGAACTAGTACTCGACGACCTACCTGTATCAGATAACATTAAAGAAAAAATTCATGAAGAGTTTGGGGAGATCTACGATCTACTCCAGTTTGACCATAAAGGTCATGACATCTTCAAGACTTGGTATGTAGATGGGAGATTATACTACCATCTTATTCTAGACCCAGCTAATCCAAAAGCTGGTATTCAAGAATTAAGATATGTAGATCCCATGAAGATCCGAAAGATTAAGGATATCAAGAAAGAAAAGAACTCAAAAGGATTAGAGGTAGTAAAGAGTCAAGAAGAATATTATATCTATAATGACAAAGGTATAAGCGACTCTAATACTAAAGGGATTAAACTGAGTAAGGACTCAGTTGTATTCTGTCCTTCTGGTAATGTTGACCAGAACACTGGTATAGTTTTATCGCATTTACAAAAAGCAGTAAAACCTGTAAACCAGTTAAAGATGATTGAAGATGCTGTTGTTATTTACAGACTTAGTCGTGCACCAGAAAGAAGAATATTTTATGTTGATGTAGGAAACCTGCCTAAGATAAAAGCAGAACAATATGTCAACGACATTATGAATAAGTATCGAAACAAAGTTGTTTACGATGCTACCACAGGTGAAGTCAGAGATGACAGAAAACACCTGAGCATGATGGAAGATTTTTGGATGCCTAGAAGAGAGGGTGGTCGTGGTACTGAAATCACTACACTCCCTGGAGGGCAAAACTTAGGAGACATTGCTGACATACAATATTTCCAAAGAAAACTTTACCAGTCATTAAATGTACCTATGTCAAGATTACAAGGTGAGACTGGATTTACTTTAGGTCGTGCTTCTGAAATTACTAGAGACGAACTAAAGTTTAACAAGTTTATTCAAAGAGTCCAAAGAAAGTTCAGTCAGTTTATGATTGATATTCTTAGGATTCAATTAATTGCGAAAGGTGTAATGACCGATGAAGACTTTGAAGAAGCTAGATGCGATATCAGAGTTGACTTCTTAGAGGACAATCACTTTACGGAGTTAAAGAATAATGAGTTGCTACAGCAACGAGTGGGCATGCTTGGCCAAGTAGAACCATATCTCGGCAAGTTCTACTCATTAGCATGGGCAAGAAAAAATATATTAATGCAATCTGAAGAAGAGATGAAAGAAATCGACGACCAGATTGAAGCAGAAAAGGCAGAGCAGGAAGCTGAGCAAGAACCAGAAGGTGGTAATGAAATACCAGATATGGATTCAATGCAAACTACTGACGAGCCAGAAGATAATGAAGGAGAAGAATAATGGGAACTAAAGAATTAATAGATGCTATTCAGTCAGGTGATGCTGAAGGGATAGAAAATACTTTTCAAGGTGTAATGTCTGCGAAAGTTGGAGATAAATTAGATACGATGAAGAAAGAATTGGCTTCAACGATGTTTAAAACTCCAGAAGAACAAGATGAGATAGCTGGTGAGCCAGAGGTCGAACAGGCAGAAGAAACTCCAGCTGAACCAGTAGAGGAACCAGCTGAAGATGGCGAAGAAGTTTAAAGATATCTATACTGCTTCTTCGGAAGATAGAGAACAACAAATATTAGATAATATTGAAGTGTCTCTACCAGAAGAAAGGATAGCTGAATGTATTTCAAGACATAGTGATGTTGAAATAACAGATAAACTAATCGAAGAATACATTAATAAAGCATCCGAAACGGATTTTAATATAGATCCTATACTTACAGATATTAAGTTAAGATCTATAAATGAGTTTAGAAATAAACTCGACTATGTATTAAAAGATGGTACAAAGATCGCAATAAGTGAGAAAAACCAAATTTTACTAAATAGTTTACTGAAAGGCAAAGATGAGATCGTATCTCACATGTCTGAGAATAAACAAAACTTTATGGAAGTTTTAAAAGGAGTGTACTAAATGGCAATTGTTAAAACAGTTCTGGCAAAAGATAATCGTAAAGCTATCGTCAGAGTCACTGCAACATCGGCAGGTAATGCTACTATCGATATTGACGCAGACTTAAAACTAACTAACGAAACGATTACTTCTTCTGCTCTTAAGGTTGCCATACAGAAAATCGAATACAGCTGTCAGGCTGCACAAGATATTACTGTCGTACGAAACTCTGTACTCGTAGCTACTGTTCATCCAGGAGCTCCGAAGATTGAAACTTCTATTCAGGATGAAGGAGACCAAGATATAGTTGTCACTTTTGGTGGCAAAGGTATGATACTTCTTCATCTATCTAAAATGGGTGGCTTTAATGACCCAGTAGAAACACCAGAGTTTGGTGCTTACGATGACCAGACTGCTGTAGGAAGCTAATATGAAACTAATTAAAGAACATACTGAAACTGTAAACTATCTTATAGAAGAAGATAAAGAAACAGGACAAAAGAATTACAACCTAGAGGGTGTATTTCTCCAAGCTGATATTAAAAACAGGAATGGAAGAATTTACCCTGTAGAGATTCTTGACAAAGAAGTTAAGCGATATGTAAAAGAAAATGTCAAGAAGAATCGTGCGTATGGTGAGCTGGGACACCCTGACTCTCCTACTATCAATTTAGATAGAGTATCGCACATGATAAAAGATTTGAAGCTCGAAGGCAAAAACTTTGTCGGAAAAGCTAAGATAATGGATACACCTTATGGTAAGATTGTTAAATCGTTAATTGACGAAGGAGCAAGTCTGGGTGTGTCTTCTAGAGGGATGGGTTCATTGAAAACTACCAAAGACGGAAGTTCCGAAGTTCAAAAAGACTTCATGCTTGCCACAGCTGCAGATATAGTTGCAGATCCGTCGGCACCTGATGCATTCGTGCGTGGTGTTATGGAAGGCAAGGAATGGATGTTCGTAGATGGTAAGTTTGTCGAGCAAGATATTGATGCTGTAAAAAGTTCAATAACTAAGGCAACAAGATCTCAACTCGAAGAAGCAAAACTTTTCGCTTTTGCGAAATTTTTAAAAGCAATTAAATAACCCATTTTATAAGGAGACAAAAATGTCAAGTATAGAACAAAAAATCGCAGAGCTCCTAGACGAGAGTAAGAAAGCTGAAGAGCAAATCGAAACTCTAGAGGAGTCTGAAGGCTGGAAAAAATCTGGCGAGGAAGCTGAAGCTGAAGCACCTGCTGAAGAAGTAGTAGCTGAAGAAGAAGCACCTGCTGAAGAGGAAGCTCCAGCTGAAGAGGAGTCAAAAGAAGAAATCGAAGAGGGTGAATTACCACCTGCTTTGAAGAAAGCTATTGACAAGAAAAAGAAAAAAGAGAATGGCGACGACGACGACGAAGATGACGACGACGACGATGACGACAAAGACGAAAAAAAAGAGGGATACATGAACAATTCCAAGAAAAAGGATAAAGATAAAATGATTCCTAAAAAAGAAGAAGTCGAGTCTGATGAAGAAGTTGTAGCAGAAGAAGCTGAAGAAGAAGAAATCGCAGTAGATGTTTCACAAGATGTTGAAGCATTATTAAATGGCGAAGAACTTTCTGAAGAGTTCAAACAAAAAGCTACTACTATCTTTGAAACTGTAGTTGTTTCTAGAGTAAAATCAGAAGTCGCTAAATTCAAAAAAGAATTAGAAGAGTCCAATGCTAAGAGCATTGACGAAGCTAAAGAGAGTCTAGTTGAAAAAGTTGATGGATACCTCAGCTATGTAGTTGAGCAGTGGATAAGTGAAAATGAAATCGCTCTCGAATCTGGTATGAAGTCGGAGATTTTAGATGGCTTCATTAATGGTATGAAGAATCTTTTCGCAGAACATTATGTTGATGTTCCTGAAGAAAGATTTGACTTACTAGGTGATGCTCAAGAAAAGGTCGAAGAATTAGAGAAGAAGCTCAATGAGCAACTTGAAGCTAATGTCGAACTTAACAAGAGTGTTAAAGAAATGGAGAAAGCAGAAGTGCTTTCTAAGGCATCCGATGGAATGGCTGAAACTGATAAAGAAAAATTTGCTGGATTAACTGAAGATCTTAGTTATGAAGACAAAGCATCTTTTGAAAAGAAAGTCGATACTATCAGACAATCTTACTTTGCTTCTAAACCAAGCAAAAAAAATGTAGAAACTGTTGTGACTGATGAGCCAGTACAGTTAGAGGAAGAGACTAAAAAGGTATCTAACGATCCTAAAATCACTGCCTATGCTGACATGCTTAGTAGAAGCAACAAAAATAATTAATCTATCAACTTTAAGGAGATAAAAATGGATAGAAAATCATTAATAGAAAAATGGTCACCGATCCTAGAACACGAAGGTGTTGCTCCCATCAAAGAGAATTACAGAAAAGAAGTCACTGCTGTACTTCTTGAGAACCAAGAAAAGGCAATCAAAGAAGAAAAGCAAGCGATGTTTGAAGCTGTACATGTCAATGATGCTGCAGCTCTTCCTGATACTGGTGGTGTGGCTAAATTCGATCCAGTACTAATTTCTTTAGTACGAAGATCTGCTCCGCAAATGATCGCTTATGATATTTGTGGTGTTCAACCGATGACTCAGCCAACTGGTCTTATCTTTGCTATGAAAGCAAGATACAGCACTCAAGGTGGTACTGAAGCATTATTTAACGAAGCTGACACAGACTTCTCTGGTACTGGCACTCACGCAGGAGCTAATCCTGTTGATGGGACTTACACAACTGGTACTGGAATGGCTACAGCTGATGCTGAGAACCTTGGTGGTTCTGGTGGAGGAACATTCAACGAAATGGCTTTCTCTATCGAGAAAACTTCAGTGACAGCTAAGTCTCGTGCTCTGAAAGCTGAGTACACAATCGAAC